GAGCGGCGTCATCGAGGATTCCCACCTGATAGACGACTACACCTGCTCCAGGAACATTGCCAAGTATGGGCTGAAATTCATCAGCCTTCGCAAGCTCATGGAACAGCACGGCTACCCAGGCGGCGGGCCCTGGTTTTATCACGGCTACACAATCTGCCCTTCCATCAAGGCCTCGGAGATGCGGAATGTCTTGAAGTCCTGGGGCTACCTGGAGGTCGATGAAGGGATTGATGATGACATCATCGCCGCGGAAAGAATCCAGGGCTGGATGGGCCGCCAAGACCTGCAATGGCTTCGGGATACTGCCAGGCAGTTTGAACGGGTCCTGGAGGTAGGCTCCTGGAAGGGCCGGAGCACCCTTGCTCTGCTGGCCGGTTGTCCGGGAAGGGTAATTGCGGTTGACCATTGGCTGGGCGCCGGTCAGCAATATGGCGCAGTCCAGGCCGGCATGGACCCCTTCCAGGAATTCGTCAAGAACATGGAGCTTTACCAAGCCAAGCTGGACGTGATGAAGATGGATAGCTCCAAGGCTGCCTCGATGCTCTCCAAGGTCGTTCCCGCTGACATGGTGGATATGGTCTTCCTGGACGCCGACCACCGTTATGAAGCGTGTAAGAAAGACATAAACCTCTGGCTTCCCAAGACTCGGTTTATCCTGGCTGGCCACGATTGGGCCTTCGAGTCGGTCCGCCGGGCGGTTCTGGAGATATTCCCTGAGAAAAAGATTCACCGCACCTGGAACAGCGGAATTTACAAGGGCGGAGACATTTGGTGGATAGACAAAAGGGAGTTATGACAAAAGGGAGTTATGACCACCCTTTTTTGGTTTAGGGAACTTTACCGTTTAACTCCAAAGGATTAATGCTTGAACGTATTAATAATGATGGTCCTTATGAACCCTCTAACTGCAAATGGGCTTCAAGAAAGGATAATGCTAACAATAAAAGAAATAACAAACAAATTAATTATCGTGGAAAAACTCATTCTCTCGCTGAGTGGGCACGTATTCTTAATATAAACTACACAACCTTACAATCAAGACTTGTCCGATGGAATGGCGATATAGAAAGGTCTTTTACCAATCCAAATACAAGGGGGATACTACCGTTCGTCCTATAATAGAAATGTCAACCGTGCAGATTGATGTGACCAACGCCTGTTGGAAATCGTGCTCCAACTGCACCCGGTTCTGTGGCCACCGGAAGCCCTATTTTATGTCCGAAGGGCAGTTCCGGGATGCCATCAATTCGTTCAAGGGGTTCCCCAAAATGGTGGGGTTTTGTGGAGGGGAACCCCTTTTGCATCCTCATTTTGAATATTTCTGCAACCTGGCCCTGGAGGTCCTTCCCCCGGAGCAGCTTGGGCTCTGGACCACCTTCCCAAAAGGTTATGAGCATTACCGGGAAATAATCTGCCGGACCTTCTACCACATTTTTTTGAACGACCATACCAGGGACGATGTGATGCACAGTCCGATTTTGGTTGCCTCCAAAGATGTGGTAGGGCCGGAGAATGTTTTCCTGGCCACGGAGCATTGCTGGGTCCAAGAGTGTTGGAGCGCCTGTGTCAATCCCAAGGGCGCCTTCTTCTGTGAAGTGGCGGGTCACATGGCGGTGCTTTTCGACGGCCCGGAAGGCTGGCCGGTGGAACCCGGATGGTGGCGGCGGGTCACGAAAGACTACGCGGAGCAACGGGAGAAATGGTGTCCCATGTGTGGCGCAGCGCTGCCGCTTGTCCGCCGGCCCAGCACCGATGGCGCAGATGACATATCGCAATCCAACCTGGCCCTCCTCCAGGGAATATCCCGCAAAGTGAAACGGGGCAACTATGTGCTGATGACTGACTTCCAGCAAGAGTTGGGGCCCAGGAAAGAGCCGGCTTACAAGGACATGGATTACCGGGATGAAATCTCTGGCCGCTACGGGATTTACCTTTTGTTAAATAAATACGGATTTTTAAGGCCAAAACTAAAATGACCAAACCAAATTCATGGATTTTTATTCAAAGTGACCCTGACGCTTCCCATGGAGTATTGTTGCGTCTTAGAGTTTTTTCTGCGCCTTCTTCTTATATTCCAGGTGACCCATCAACTATTGGTTATGATATTCCTTTAACTGCTTTAGAGGCTAAAGAATTTGATAATAATCTCTGTAAGTTGCTTTATGATAAATTATATCACCAAGGAATTGCAATTCTTTATGGAGAGGAGAAATTAAATGGATGTTAAGTTATGTATTGATTGAATATCTATTTACCTTGCTCGGGAGTAATTATGACCAGCTTAGAGTTTGTGAAAATCATGGAGGGGTTTGGCTGGGACTTTCATGCAGAGGCCGCCCCGCTTCCCCAGAACTTCACCAAAGATAAGACCCGCATTTTTGCGGATTTTGTAGGGATTTTCCTTTACAAAAATGGGACTCGGCTGGCCGGAGCTTCCTGGAATATGCTGGCGATGGAAGGCAAGAAGGTCTTATGTCTCCGGTCCTCGGGTGACCGGGTTTCCCTGGAGACGGGGCGGGTGCTAAGGAAGAAAGAGGAATTGGAGCAATGATAGACGACCATACCGAACAGCTTTTAAGGCTTTTCACTAAAAAAAATAAGGAATTAAAGATTATACCTGACAAAATGGTAGATAAAACGCACGACCCTTTTGAAAGCGACCTTTTGGGGTGGAAGGGCGAGTATGGGGTTTGCAATTTCTTTGGGGTTCCCTTCCATTGGGATTGGACTGGTGGTGAATTAAGGGATAGCGGGAAAGATATTCTGGTTGGGGACAAGTGGATTGAAGCCAAAACCTCCTGGCATCCCCGTAATAATACCCATGTTTTGCTTCCGATAGACAAAGACCGGATAATAACTGCCGACTATGTTGTTCAGGTTTGCACGGAAAACGATAAGTTAATAATTCATGGTTGGGTTTCAAAGGAAGAATTTTTTAAAAGAGCGATTCCGTTAGATAAGTTCCCGAACCGTCCCCTTGGGATTCATTGTCTAACAATGCACCCTATTTCTCAATTATTGGTTTTTTTAAATGCAAGAAAAATATTGTTTCCAACTGACCCTCAACGGATTGAACGCTCGGAAAAGTTTAAAGCAGAGTTAGAAAAGGAGCTTCTATCTAAAAAAGACCTGCAAGATATTTTTAATAGTCCCTATTACCAGCGCATTAAAAGCATGACGTGGGGAGAATTTTCCGCCGATTTGGTTCGGCGTCAGCGGGAGGAACTACTTCCAAATGATTCGCAAAGCTGACATAAGAGACGTTCCCGGCATCCGCAAGTTTCTGGCCGGCTTCCAGGACGACCCGCTGCCCCGGACCCTGGCCTACCTCTATGAACATCTGCGGGATTACTGGATTTGGGAATTGCCGGTCTGGAGGAGCTATGCTATCGGTGGCGTGGCCAGCCTCCATATCTGCTGGGACGGTTGGGCGGAGATTCGGTCCCTGGCGGTGGACCCGGACGTGCAGGGCCAGGGGATAGGGTCGAAGTTGGTGGAACGTTGCTTGTCAGAAGCGGAGACGCTCAGGATGAAGAACGTCTTCGTGCTCTGTCGGGGCCCGGAGTTTTTCCGCCGGTTCGGTTTTCACGAAATCAAAAAGGAGTCCCTGCCGGTCAGGATATGGGCCGACTGCGTGAATTGCCCGAAATATCCAGATTGCGATGAAATTCCAATGAGGCGGGTTTTATAAATGCCTGGGCTGTTGGTAGGTTTTCAAATGGGATTTACTGGTGAGACTAAAACCTTTTGGGAAAGGAAACCGTGGGAATTGTCTCTCGACCTTAAACAATGGCTCATTGGTTGGTTAAGTTATAAAGAAGCTGGATTTTGTATTTATTTAGGACCGCTTAGAATAACTTTTTGGAACCCTGAGTGAAGGTCATAGCTCAACCTTCCTCTCCCCGGTGGAGCCGGTAAGTTTTTCGAGAAGTGTCCGCTTGTCCTCCTCCGGCGGCTTTTCTTCTTCTTCATACGGGACCGGAACCGGTCCGTCTATTTTTCCTGACCGGCGTCTTCCCCCTCCGCCCCTGCGGGCTTCAACCGCCTTTTGGATAATCTCTGCAAAATCATCCGCTGGCCCAAACTCAATCCCTTTATAATTGGCCCAGGGCAACGCAGGGGCAACGTTGGCCGCAATGGGAGTTGGGAAACCGAAACCTCCGGGGATATAATTGGCGGTGCCCTCCTGGGCATTGGTAACGTCACCCGTCCCGGGTTGAGGTTTGGGTGTGATGCCGGGAACGGTTCCTGTGCCGGTCCAAGCGCGGCTTCGATACTTGGTAAGAAACTGGTCCAAGGGCAGGACTCCCCGCTCTTTGGCTTCATCTACCTTTAATTGGAAGGACTGAATCACCTGCTGATATTCGGGTAGGCTACTTTCCATTAGTTGGTCAAGCTCCCCAAGGGCTCCCCCGGGAGGACTGCCAAGCAAAACGGTTCTGGCATTAACCGCCGACTCCTGCGCCAGCTTTTTGCCAAGTGCCTCAAATAGCTCGGCTGCCGGGGTATTCTTGCTTTTGCCGGCAAGCACTTCTCTGCATTTTTTCACCAGGTCTTTTAATTCCATTTCCCGAACCCCGCATCGCAGAGGTATCTAAGACAAGCACACGCGATAAAAAGTGCCCATGTGCTTTTCTCCGGCTCAAGGTCTTCCGGGACAGTTACAAAAAGCTCCCTCGACGGAGCCAGCAACTCATACTTATGATATTGCATATAGCGCAAGCGCGCCCGGAGGTCAAGAGTTTTTTCGGTCATCTGGAAAATCTCTGTGCGTCACACCATTCGATTTTGGTCGGCATTAAACCTTCCTCGCTGGGAAAACCCCCCGGACGTTATAGATGAAGTGACGCCCGGGGGAACCTTCCTCGAAGAAAGCCTCGTAGATGTGCGCCGGCACCCCGGAATAGACGTAGCGGGTCCCGGTATGAAACTGGATGTAGAGTTCCTGCCTCTCCTCATCGTAGCCCACCGCCGCGATATTGCTGGAGCTTACTGGAATCATGTCAGGCATCTACATAGCTCCTGTAAAATATTCCAGGCTTAGTTAGTGAACGAGGTTTTATCCGTTTGGGAGGAAAAGGGTTCTCAAAATACCTAAGCGCTGCCCGCAAAGGCAGATTATGAGCAAAAAACACCACATCCCGATGGCAGAGCTTCTCCAAGCGCCTCACACCCTTTTGAGGATAGAGATGAAACTCATTTCGGATGAAGAATCTTATCCTATTTATGCCCCTTATTAACCGTAACTTAAATGTCCTGTTCTTACTCATGGCATGGTAGATACCCAGCCTCAAAGACTTTTGCCGGGCTCCAGCTTTGAAAACCGTCTTCATAGAAGACATAATACCCGCCAACCGGATTGGGCCCTCCCCGGAATTTAAGGTCGGAAGTGACCATGACCATCTGGCCGTTGTCCAGTTCCCAAATTACTTCTGTTTCCTGACTGTTCATTCGTTCAAAGTCAGAAATTTCCTTAATAACCTTGGCGGCCCGCACCTTCTTGTGGCATTGGTAGAGCGGGAGCTTCTCCACTTCCAGAGGGACAGTAAAGACCATGATTATCCTTCCCCTTGGCGTAGCCGCTTGACCTCAAAGGTCAGTTGGACCCGCTCTGTGTTTTCGCCGGTGGTCCTGATTTCGAGGTCCTGGAGTTTTACGCCAAAGCCAAGCTCGGGCCGCACCACAAGGCAGCAAGCCAGGGGCTCGCTCAGGGCATAGACCTCATACGGTTTTTTCAACTCCTGGCCGAATCCCATATTTTACCTCCCGTTTTTCCAGCATGGCCGCGGCTTCCCGCAGCCGCTTCAAAAGGTCGTTGTAGGCGGCCATGTCTTCCGCCTTGATGTCATCAATGCCGTAAATCCAAGGGATGCAGTCCCTTGCCAATTCCCGGAGCATTAATATCTCGGCCTTCAAGGCCCCGATTAAGGCGGTGCTCATTTAAACGTCTCCTCAAAAGAGCCTTGCCAGCGGGGAGGACCCCACCAAGTTTTCCCCTTCCGGGCGCAGATGGCTTGCTGAACGGACCGACGCTCGCACTCCTGGTTAAAATTGCGCTTGCTGGACCGGGGGACTTTGAGGGTCTTGGGGGCCAGGGACTCAATTATTGTCCTCCGGCATGAAACCTCCGTGGTAGGGCGTCCAGGACTCGAACCTGGTTCGGCAGGTTGAAAGCCTCCCAACTTAACCCATAGTCGAACGCCCCGGGTCCCTATATTTGATGTGAGTCCCTGCCCGGACCCTGAAACCTCCAGGACGTTTCCAGTTTGGCCGGTGGGGACTTTCCGCATAGGCCAGCGCCGGCCGTAATGGAAGATTCAGGAAGAAAAAGACAAAATCCCGGTGGCTCAGGCGCTCAACCCTTCTCAGCGCGGCTTCGCTGGTGTCGTTGTTAAATATCAACTTCCACAGCCGTTTCTTGACCATCCCCAGCCGCAGCTTGATAAGGATTTTCCTTTTCCTACCCATTAGGCAACGGCTTCCTCAACTGGAGGGGGCGGTTCACCTTCTCCAGCAGCCAGGGTTTCGGTTTCCGGAGCGGCTTCTCCAGGACCCGGGCTTGGTTCAGGCGCCGCCGGCTGCAAATCGAGGCCTTTTTGCCGCTCTGCCGCCGTCATCGTCCGCTCGGACACCAACTCCCCGATGTCCATCCGAATGACCTTGACGGAGTTATCCGTGAAGTTCCTGACCTCCTGGCACTCCACGTCCCGCCATTCCGCCCCTTCATTGATGACCCTGGAGAGAGAATTGACGTTCTGCGTGTGGAGGTCTATCTGAGATTTATAGTGGGATTTGATGCTTACCAACTCATCCTTGAGCCGGTTAATCGTAGCAAGCTGAACCGCCAACTCCTTGCCCAAATTCGATTGCTCCTCATCCGTCAGCGGCACCTTCAACTTCTGCGCTATCAGCCGGCTCTCGATGTTCATAACCCTGGCCATTTCCTCCAGAGTAGCCGGACCGGTGCCGGCACCTACTTCCGGAACATTATCCGTCGGCCCCATACCGGGAGCCTTGGCGCCGATAACTTCCTCTACGCTCCCCTCTCCACTAGCAGGACCAGGACGCCCCATAGGCAAAGTTTCATTCTTCGGGCTTTTTTCCTTCTTCTTCCTTGCCATGAATAACTACCTCCTCAAAAAATTTTCCTTCCCTTTCACACGTCCCAAATAACATAGGTTGACAAGCCTGTCAACACCTTTTTTTATAAAATTATCGGCCAGACAAACCAAGGCCGGGCAACCTTTTTTAAAACCTCCAGAAACCCGGCCTCTCGGAAAAAAAATTAAGCCGCCGCCAACTTACCTTCTTCCGGAACCACCACGGCAAACTCCGCCTCTATGAAAGACAACATCGCAGCATCCGCCGCCTGCATGGCCCGGATTACCTCTACCCGAGGCTGGCCATCCTCCATGCACTCCCAAACCCTCGATAACCTCCGGTGAATATCCATCAAGGACTTGACCACCTTAACCTTGCTCATCTTACTTAACATAACCCATTACCTCCATTAAAATGCATATACGCATTTCTGCGCCCCATTTCTACCTCACCCAATGGTAAGGGCTTCACCAAATCCTCCACCAAACGAAAAGTCCCTCCCTCAAAACACTTCTCACAATATGGAAGACGATTACCACCCGCTACCACCACAAACTTCGCTTCTTCCCCACACTTGCAATATTCCGGCAATCCCATAAGCAAAAATACCTCCTTATGTCCCCAATATGAAAGATAATACCCATTGACAGTTTTGTCAATCACTAATTTTGCGTTGGTGGGGGAAAGGAGGGTTGAGTATCACGGGGGGTAGGAGTCCCGTCTTGGGGTTTGGGTATAGCCAGAGCGAATCCTTTCGGTGCGGGGAGCGGGGGGGACCGAGCGGGCGGGCCGCGGGTGCCGCGGCGTGGCCGGTTGACCGTGCCGGGCCGGTGGGGGCCGGGGCCGTCATGTGCTCCGATAATAGACAAAAGCGGAGTAGATATAAAATACATCATCTTATAATTTGTTTGGTCTTTGGCTTGACCGGGACCGGGGCGGGGAGCGCTGGCGGTTGGCCAGGCGCTCCGGGCCGGGGCGCTCCAGGCGGCGGTGACGGTGGGCCGAGACCTTCAAGGCGTATCTCAAAACCTTGAAATCCCTCGGTTACTTCCTTTTGGAGTCCTAAGCACTTGGTTATCAGGGCCAGGGCAGAGACGCGGGCGCTCTCACTCCGGGCATTTTGGGCTAAATCTATCAATAATAACGCTATTTTAGTCTCTGTCAGGCCGCAATCGGCAAAGATTTTCTTGTGGTCTGCCTGGGCCAGTTGGTATCTGGCAATGATATTTTGAGCTATGGTCCATTGGTTTTTCTTTTCTCGTGAGCGGAAACCGGCGGCGGCGCAGGCGGCGCGGATATTGCCGTTGGTGGAGATATAGGTTGACATAAAGATTAATTCTTTTTCGGTTAGCTTAACTGGCTGCTCGGGGCCCGGGTCTGGGGTAGGGTCTGGCGGGATAAGGGGATTAGTTAACAGATAATTCTTCTCTATACTATCTATAATACTATTATTATCTATATATATTTTATTACCTGGCGGTTTTTTAGGGGATTTCCTTCGTTTGCGGGTTTGGGTTTGGCGGTTAGTGGGTTTGGGTTGGGTAGGTTTAGGGGTGGGGGCGCTGGCCTGGGCCGGATCCGCGGCAAGTGGGGCAAAGCTGATTTTAGGTTTGGTCATTGGGTTACGTCTCCAGTCAATCGTTTAACCTGGCTGCTCTCATGCGTTTTAAGGCGGCGTTTTCGTCGGCGCTCGGCTTTCTTTGCCTTCGCTTGGGCGCTGAGGGCGGCGCGGTCTATTCCCTGCCGGTGGTCTATCATGGCAAGGTGGGCCATGTGAAGGGCGGCGGCTATTCCATCATCGGGGCGCTGGTGATAGTCGATTCCGGGCCATAGGCGCTGGGCGGCGCTGGTTATTGTGGGGGCGCCGGGGTTGGCGGTCCATCGTTTTCGCCATTGGTAAAGGCCGGTTGCCGATTGCCAGGCGGCGGGGTCTATGAGCGTGAAGTTTAGGCCGGCGGCGATTAAAAAACCTTCCCAGATTCCGAGGTATGTATAGAGCGATTGACCTTGGGTGATAAAACCTTTTTCCTCCCGGGGGAAAATTCGGCTATTCTCCAAATAAACGATTATTTCCCTTATATCTAAAACCATTCCTTTAACTAATAATAATATATTATAAGATGATTCCGGTCTTTTAGGGCGGTATCGGTGGGCAGCGATAACGTGGCCGAGGTGGTCCAGGGCGGCAAGCGCTCCCTGTGCTCCGGGGTCGATTCCGACATAAATCATCATGCGGTTTAGGGTAGGACATAATTATTTTGCCGTCAACCTCTTTTTTTCTTGACAATTTATTAACTATTTCCGATAAAGTGTTTAGGGCGTAAAGCCCGTTGCAAACATCCTTTTTAGGGGGCCTGATATTGAAGCAAAAGGTTAAGAAAATCGAGGTTAAGCGGTTAAGGCGCTGGGCGCGTGATTGCCGTTGGAATTATGCGCGCTGGCAATTTCAACAGGCGTCTGATTTGGAACGTGAGCGGTTGGCGCTGTCTCCAAGTCCAGACGCCTTAATCTTTTCTCAAGAGGGCTAAAATGATAAAGGATTATCTTCGCGCGGGCTATCCTTTGATTGCGGTTCGGTCGGTTGAACCGATTCGGGCCGCGTTCGAGGTAGCACAGTCGGGCAATGGTCGGCGCGTCTTTCAGTGGGATTGCGTGCGCGGTTATCAAGTTGTGGGTGAGTCTCGCTGGAATGAATGTGACCCATACGGGGTAACGCAAGCGGCGCTCGAAGCGGGGCCGAACGCGCTTTGGATACTTAAAAATTATCATTTCTGGTTTAAAGAACCTACCGTCATTCAATCAATTCAAAACTCCCTGCCGGTTTTCAAAGAAAAAGCGATAACCCTTGTTACCGTAGGGCCGGATATTGACCTTCCGGCGGAGTTGGCGCGGGAAACTTTGGTTAAAGATTTTTCGCTGCCGGACCGGGGAGCGCTCCGGGGCGTCTTAATGGCGCTGGCGGGGCAAAAAAACGTTAATATCCAGGTGTCGGAAGCGGAAGCGGAAAAAATTGTTGATGCCATTCAAGGGCTAACGATGGCGGAAGCGCAGGACGCCTTAGCTTATTGTTTGGTAAGGGAAAAGTCTTTTAATCCTTCCGTTTTGGTCGAGTTAAAAGCGCAGTTGGTAGAGCGGGGCGGGGCGCTCCAATATTCGAGGTTTAAAGAGACCTTTGAAAACTTGGGGGGCCTGGAGAATTTAAAGGCTTGGACCATTAACAGGTTTACGCGGCGGCGGGATGGTTTGCCTTTCCGCGGCGTCCTTCTTCTCGGGGTGCCAGGGACGGGCAAGAGTCATTTCGCTAAGGCTCTTGGCAATCAAATTAACTGGCCTGTGCTTCTTCTCGATATGGGCCGCATCTTCGGTTCTTTGGTGGGTGAATCTGAATCTAAAATGCGTGAAACATTAAAGACCATAGACGCAATGGCTCCCTGCGTTCTTTTCTTAGATGAACTGGAAAAGGGCCTGGCGGGGACCGGGACCGGGGGCGTGTCGGGTGATTCTGGGACAACTCAACGGGTCGGCGGGACGTTCTTAACCTGGCTCCAGGACCATGAGTCTTTGGTGTGGGTCGTGGCAACGTGCAATGATATTCGTTCCTTGGCCGCGGCGTCTGACGGTGCTTATGTGCGCGCCGGAAGGTGGGACAATATCTTTTTCGTGGATTTGCCTAATGATACGGAAAGGCGTCAGATTCTTGATATTTATACGCGGCAATTTTTAGGCAAAGAGGTTGCCGATTATCAAAAGTCTGAGTTGCCAGACCTTCAAGGCTATTCCGGGGCGGAGATTCGGCAAGTCGCCATCGAGGCCGCTTATGGTGACGGCGATTTGCAGTTGGCGGCTAAAATGGTCATTCCTCTTTCAAAGAGCAATTCGGAAGCAATTAATAATCTTCGTAATTGGGCCGCGGGCCGGACCTTGGCGGCTTCTTTGCCGGAAGTTGACGGCAAGGCGGCGGATTCCGGGCCGGTTAATCCCTATGATTTTTATAGGGAAGTATCGTTTAACCAATAACCAGGGGGTAAAAACCTTATGCCATGCACATATCAAAGTAGGACGGTCTTTGAGTCGTTCGAGGATGGATAAACTTCATAAGCTCTTAGCTAAGTGGTGGGTTATTATTGGCGGCGCCGTAATCTTGGCGGTGTTGGCAATCCTGACCGATGGAGGATGATTATATGGGTAAACTTGAATTTCGGAAAGATGGCTGGTGGTATGAGGTCAATGGGATATGGTGGGGCCCATACGAATTTAAGACCTTGGCCCTTTTGAATATGTTCAAAAGTGAAGCCACGGCATCCAGGCCAAATTATAAGAAAGAGGATACCTATGGGCATATCAGACATCCTTAGCTGGGCCTGGGTCGTGTTTGTCTTTCTCGTTGCCCTGGATGGTTTACGCAAGCCGGCGAAACGCAAATAATAATAAACAATATTTTAGAGGGGAGAGGGTAGCCTCTCCCCTTATGAGGGCTACCTATGGGAAAAACGCGAATACCGGAAACCTTGACCGCGGATGAACAGGGACGACTGGAAAGACATTTACGCAAGAAAAATGGTAGTGCCGGGTTACGCAATCTGGTGATGGTGCATTTAATGGTAAACGCTGGACTTCGCGCGGGGGAGGTCCGCGGGCTTCGGTGGGCCAACCTCGACGCGGAGTCGGGGCGGCTGAAAATCCGGGGCAAGGGAAACCGGGAGCGGATAATCTGGCTCGGCAAGGCGGATGTGGCCCTGCTCCTGGCTTGGCGGGCGGCCCAACCGCCGTCCAGTAAGCCGCCGTCCAGTAATCTTGTTTTTACCTCGCTGGCGGACGGTAATCGTCCAGTATGCGGAAGGTGGTTGCGGGGATTCATAAATCGGATAGCGGCGCGTTCTGGAATTTTCAAGCCGGTCCATTGCCATACTCTCCGCCATACGTTTGCGACGGACCTCTATCGGCAGACCAAAAATTTACGCCTGGTCCAGAAAGCTCTTGGCCACGCCAGTATAAATACCACTACTATATATACACATATAACCGATGAAGAATTGGAGATGGCCATGAAAGAGTTAAGGCAATGACGCGTCGCCTTCATCAAGAGGTCTATTGCTGTTTACGAATATTAGACCTATGGGACACATCAAAACCATGTTTTGCTATAAATGCAAGACTGAAAAAGATTTTAAAAAGAGGCAGTAAGCCTGGCGCGGAGCTATGGCGTGGCAACGTTGGGCCGTGAGTGAGCAGCGTAGGCAAATTAAATAAAAGGAGGTAGTATTATGGCGAAGCAAGTTGCGGAAACCAAGAGAGACGCGGTGAGGAGCCCTGATGCACACAGCAGGGCTTTGGCGGAGGGCGGTTATAAAAACATCCAGGTGCCGGCCATCCGCTTGTTCAAAACCATTTTTCCTATCCGCATCACCCTGCTGGAGGATATGCTGGGGACCACTCCGAAATCGAGAGAGGTCTTCACCAAGTTCATCCAGGCCAAAAGGGCGGAGGCGTTGGATGACGACAAGCTCCTTGCGGAACAAGAGATGGTGCCCGAAGGTGAGGAGCCGGGGTTCACCGGGTTTTATTCCGATGACCACGGGGTCTATCTCATGGACTATCATCTGCGCGGCTTCTTCAAGGAAGCTGGGAACATCCTCAAAGCGCATGAGCTTATCGGTATCAAAAATATGCGGGCGAAGATTGATAATTTCTGTTTCATCTTCCCCCGCAAAATCTTCTTGAAGACCAAGCCCGATGGCGTCCTGGAACGGCCGCTTCTCGGGATGACCAGGCAGGGGCCCCGTGTCACCCTGGCCAAGTCGGATTATGTGGCGGCGGGTCTTCATTTCGACATCGTGGTTGGTCTTCTCCCCCATGATGAAATCACAGAGGAGAAGATTGTGACGCTGTTGGACTTCGGACAGCTAAAAGGCCTTGGTCAGTGGCGGAACGGCAGTTGGGGTCGGTTCTCCTGGAGGTATCTGGACTAAACGGATGGCCGCACCTGATTATGCCATCACGCTTTTTGAGGAAGCCACCGAATGGGAATTTCCAGCCCATGAAGGTTTCCCTTCTCCCGAAGAAGTCCAGGCCCGGCAATTTCTGGAAGGGGGTGTATCTTGCATCTGCGGCTGGCGGGGAAAGGTAGGAGATTTGCTGTGCGACCAGCATCGGGAAAATCCCCCGCCTAATGACTTTTGGTGCCCTCAATGTCGAGGAAGGGGGTGGAGTTTTGACTAAGCAAAGGGCAAAGTTTGGCCTTGAGACGCTAAGGCATCGCGTAGCTGCGACAGCGAAGCAGCGGCATGGCCAAGCGCAGTAAAGTATTGTCGAGTGAAGTGACGCGTTGCGCCGGCAAAGCAAAGCGCAGTAAAGTAATGGCCGAGTGACGCATAGCGAAGGCAAAGCGTGTCTTTGCATTGGCACGGCGAGGGCTCTGCCAAGCGAGGGCTCTGACCTGTGATGACTGCAAGGGCACCGTTGGACAAGGTGAGGCGTGGCGCCGCGTTGGCGTAGAGCGTAGTGAGTAGCTGCGCGGAGGCGTCGTGCGCCCTGCACCGGCGAAAAGCAGAGCGGGGCGGGGCATCGGCAAGGCAAGGACCATTGTGGGGCATTGGCACCGCTTGGCACCGCAGGCATTGTGGAGGCTTGGCATTGTGGTGGCAGTGTGAAGGCATGGCGACGCAGAGCCGCGGCAAGGCATGGCAAAGCAGAGCCTCGGCGGTGTTCGGTAATCCCCCGTGTCGTCGAGCGGCGGCAAATTATTTTTGTTTGGGGCTTGCATTTGCCGACAAACGTGTTATAATCTTTTACCAGAGCGTCCGGGTTGTCGGGTAGCCGGGAGCATACCAGGGCGTAGAGGAAAGCCCCGTGGCAAGGGGTTCCCTAAGTGGAGTCGCTTTGGACAGGCACCAAGACTCATTCCTTGCCGTGGTCCAGATGGAACCTGGAAACCAACTCTGAGGGTCGAGTCCTCGCAACCCGGGTGCTCTGATTTAAAGGAAAAATCTTATGAGCAGCGGATTAAGTAATGTCTTGATGGTCAGCATACCTATCCACGTCCGGCCCAAATGCGACTGGTGCGAACGGCCTGCCTTCTGGCTTGCCTTTATCAAAGGTGAACCGGCTTACGCCTGTGGCAAAAGACACCGGGATGTTTTACGCCGGCGGGCAGACCTGGCGGGAGGGTTTCACTCTCTCCCACAGGTTGTGAATGAGGTCTAAGGTGGGAGATAAATTCTATTTTCACAGCAAATGCTGTGGCGGCCATTGGGAATTGGTCTGGAAAGACGGCCAATATTCGCTCGAATGTGAGAACTGCGGCGCCAGAGCCGGAGGGAGCATGAGCACACCAATGAAGGATGAAGAAAAGGCGTGGATTGACGGCGCCTCTTATGAAGCCCTTCTCCAACTGTTGCGGTTTGCCCCGGTGGGCGCCGCCATATTCCAGGGAGAAAGCGGCAAATACTATAAAGAGCGCATGGCTCAGTTACGAGGTGAGCCGGGCGGCCAAGAGCGCCATGTAGCTGCTTCGAAAGACCTGGGATGGGAACGACGATAATATGCTGGAAAGGGAGGCGGCGATAACCAAAATTCTGGCTACCGCTCACCCCCTGGCACTTGCCTACTTAATTGCGTCCTTGAAGGTTTTGGCGGGACTGAATTTTACAATGTTGTGCGCCGGAACGGTCTTTGGTTTCCCGAAAGCGGTAATCCGGCGTGCCTGACGTTTTATTTTCCGGAAGCTCCCCAGGCCGCCAAGCTCCAACACTCCCTCCTGTTTGATTGCCTTCACGATTAGGGTAATTGAAGTTTCCACCATCTCCCTGGCCAACGCCTGAGTCATGTTTAGCGTGGCCGCCAACTCCTTAACAAGCTCCAATTTCGTCATCGACTAATTCCTCCTGTCAGTATGTTACTGTTTGTTACTTTTTGTGACCATTATATTAATCCGGCGGAACCTCCTTCACGGGCGGGTCATCCGGCATGATTTTACAGCCCCTTACGAGATGGTAGGAGAAAACACGATTTTTCAGATTTGTTTTTGTCCTCCAATTTTTGAATTTTCTGACTCGCATAATGTTACCTGATAGGTCTTTTTTGGGCTCCAGCGTGAGGTAAAGCCTTGGTCTCTTGGCGGAACCCATTCCGCCCAAAGCCCAGGGTTTGGCTGGGTCTTTGTGCAGGGCGATGATTGCTACACCGCCCCGCAAGGCCCTCCATATCGCGTCGATGTGGCCGCCGACGCGGTAAAACTCATCATCCATCTCAAGGTTGTCTATGATGTGGATATGATTGGGAGCGGTCTGAATCATGTCAGCAAACTCAGCGCCCCGTTCGGCAAAATTGACGTGCTCATCCCATTCTTTGGCGTCAAAACCCTCAAACTCTGCCACCCGAGCGGCAAGCTCAGG